CTCAGCCAACACCACTTCAGCCATTTCAACCAATGGGTTGCCTGTTGTTAGTGTTGTTGTTGGAGCTTGACCTACATTGCTGAGGATCCTATTTACTGCTGATAAAGTTGTTGTTTTAGTAACCATTTATTTCTAGGGAATGAGAAGCCCCGAGGACCCGAAGGTCCAAGGAGTTATTTATTAAGCAGCTTGGAGTGAGCCAGCAACGGAGACACGCAAGGTGTCACAACCCATTGCCATTTTGCCCACAATCAAATCACCCTGGTATTGGACGTTAAAGTCACCAGAGGTTGTTTCGATGCTTGGGCCAATAGCTTCAACGGTACCGGCTGCTTCACGGTGGAAACAAAGGCCAGCAAGGTTGGAGTTATCGACTACATAGCTGTTTTCTTCACCAGTAACTGCTGCGTTAGCAGTTGCATCTTTGCCGTACTGGTTAGCCAATACATTGGACTTATAGATGCGAATACCAGCAATAGAATAGAGACCTTTGCCGCTATTCATGTCACCCTGGGAGTTACCGATTTCACGGTTCAGGATGTTTGTATCGACAGAACTAATCAAAGAATAGTATTGACGAGGCGAGAGGATCATGCTCCGACCGTCAGCAGGAGCAGACCTTTCGTCGAGGACAGCTGCGGCCTCAAAGAAGCCGTCTACAATTGCTTGAGCATTATTAGTATTGCCCGAACCGATGTTAACTTGGAAACCACCAGGCTCACCAGTAACGACAGAAGATTCGGTTGCTCCTTTAGCAAGAACCCGTGCAATACGGTCATCGTAGTGAAGGGCAAGAGCTTCACCGATTTGCTTGGATATTTCGCTCCGGCTTGACCACTGCGAAAGAATTTCGTCGAGGTCATAAACAAACTGGCTGCTATATAGCAACGAGTCCATGACGATTGTCTTCTCGTTGCTCTTCAGTCCAGCATCTGGTCCGATTGCGGTGCCAGGTGTATGGTAGCCCGCATCGAGCTTTCCAGTCAGCAAGAACTGCTTAGATTTTCCACCACGGAGGGCGTAGTTACGAACAAGACCTTTGAAGATCGTCGCACTATTGAACGCATTGAAGACCTCACCTGAGAACAGGGTAAGGGCTGTAGCGTACCGTGTGTTGTAATTTTGTGAGGGTGTACGTGAGCCATTGGCTACGTTATTACCCTGAAAGGCTGAAAACGACATTATGTTAATTAAGAGATTTGTTAATGAATCAAACCTCTAAGCGCTTAGAGTTATTTAGTTTTATTGACATTGCTCTATTACTTGAGCGAAGCTTCACCAAAGGGTTATCCCTCTTAAGGGGCCACAGTGGCAAAGAATAGGAGAGGAGTCCTACACTGAGGTGTTCCTCTCCCAAAGCCCTAGCCTTCCGAAACTAGGTCCATAAACCGTCCCCTCAGGTTATACAACCGGAAGGTACCTGTATTAATTGCCCAGGGTAGGCACTACTTTTAAATAAGACACACCGCGATAGGTGAGCTTTGCTTGCTTAGCAGCGGCCTTTTGAGCCTTGACTGCTGCACGTAGTTGAACGTTTGTCATGGGTTTCTCCAAAAGACCATCTCCCCGTTCCATGAGATGGAGTAATGCGCCCATAAGGGTGAACGTACTTTGGAGAATTAAAGAAGGTCACCAGATCGCGCTAGCTTCTTTTCTACATCCTGACGGTATGCAGGATCTGTTGAGTAGCGAGGATCAGCAATTGCTCGACCTAGTTCAGCCTGACTGCGGAATACTTTGCCTGTACTCGCGGCTTTCTTACCTGTGACCAGTGGAGCCTCATAACCCTCAACAGACTTCCAGCGATTGCTAAGGGCTTCCACAGCAAAAGACAGGGCTGCTGCGTTGTTGGAGTTTGCTACTGAGTTAAATGAATCGATCTCATCAGGGCTCAGGTTCTGTCCTGCCCATTGGATCATCTCTCCATAAGCCTCATCACCACCAACAGAATCTCGAATAGTTTTTAGCTGTTGTGCCGTAGCTACTTCTTGTGTGGTCTTAGCTGATTGAACTGCGTGGTATTTGAAGTAGGTCTCAATCAACTGCTTACTATCCATCTTAGATAGTGTCGCCATGTCATCTTCAGTAAGACCACCCTCAGCATCAAAGCGGGTAGCAATATCTGTGAAGGTCTTGACGTTCTCACTGATCTCTACTGACTCCTCTGCTTCCTCATCCTCAGAACCTTCTACAGGCTCTTCAGACGACTCCTCATCGTCCTCAGACTTGGGTTTGCCTAACTTACTTTCAAGCTCCTTGTAAGCCTTTAGAAGGTCCTCCTGAGAGCGAAACTTGCCATCGATAAGTGATACATCTTCTTGCTCAGAGTCAGTCTGAGCCATACGACGATCGCGGTCTTCTTCCTGTGCCTTAATAAGTTTTTCACCCTGCTCTAATGCTGCAGTTTCTGCTGCCTGTTGCTCGGGGGTGGGACCCTCGGTGGGGTCAAATGCCATGCGGTTTGCCATATTAATAGGTGATAGAAGTTACGTTGCCAAAGGTAGGGAGAATCTTTTCCTTCTTGCCATACTTACCGGCTGTTGGTTTAGATGTACCTACTACCTTTTGTTTGACTCCGTAACTTACTTGGTTGGTAGATAATGACTCATCAATAGAAATAGCTTCGTATGCTTCATTGTGAGCTGTTTGTGGATTGTCGCCTTTAAAGGAACCATTAGGCTTGCGGGCTCGGCGGCGCTTGTTGGCTGCCTGGGTTTTGTTGTCCATCTGGATTCATCATTTGTTCAACCATTGGAGACTTAGACAGTTGTCCAGCTTGTTCCAATAGTGTTTGTTGTTGTTGCTGTTCTTGTGCTTGCTGACGCTCTTGTCCTAGCTCCTCGTCAGACTTAACCAAACCTAGAGATTCAATACCACTAGCCGCTGCTAGACGGCGGAGGAACTCACTTGGATTGATGAATTGAGACATAGCCTCAGGGCCAATGCCTTGTGCAACTGTTGTGACAAACTCCATAAGAGCTTGTCGATCTTGACCACGGCCAATACCATTTAAGCCAGCTACAACAGTAGGTAGTACCAAACCTTTAGGAAGTTTGGGTACGCCGTCTTGACGCTGGAGTGCTTGAAGCTTACGGGCAAGATAAGGACGCAACAAAGTTGTTGTCAAGCCTGAATAGATTCCCCCGAGCTGTTCATTCAGTTCCTGTGCAACGGCATTTACTTCCGCTGCTGTTGTGCGCTCAGAGTCACGGATTGAACCATCCATAACTAGGAATGCTTTGGCAAGTCTTTGGGTCAGATTCTGAATCATCTGTTGAACAGTACCAAAGTCGGCTGTTTTACCCACTTGAACTACACCAACATCATCAGGACGCCCTTGGATAATTGAACCATTACTAGCTCGCGCCAAAGATTGGGGTTTAGTTGTAGATGACGGAGAAACCAAAAATATTACTTTTGCTGCAGCCGCACTACCTTCGACCATTGCTTGCATTAGCTTTTCGAGACTATTTAGATCTCCTAAAAACTCTTCTACGCGGCCCCTTCCGTAAGACTCACCATCACACTGGTTGAAAGCAAGTCCGAACCAAGGAGTCGTTTTTACTGGCGAAGAAGAACGAGATCCAGGGATCATCTTACCATCACATTCCTGATACCATTTATGTTGTCCATCCTCAAACTTGACGTGTGTAAAAACCACAGCGTCTTCGCTTTGACCTTTATTCATTGAAGAGGCCACACCAAACTTAGGCCCGTCTTCGCCTACGGCGTTCACGTCCTTGTCTGTGTCTAGAGGTTGGAAACCTTTTGGCAGCAATTCACGGGAGACTATTTCCTTAGTGACAATTTCTTGAACATTGCCTTCACCATCTTTGGCAATTACATATCTGTCCAGCGGGTAGACTCTAAGACTTTTCTTAGCGTCATAGATAAGAACATTACCTGTGACCACTAAATGCTTCATTGCGATATGAAGCTGAACACGGTCAGTGGTCTCAGCAATCTGCTGCATGACCATCTTCTCCATCTTGGATAGAGCCATATCAATCTGACTGCGCATCTCAGGGGTTGCGTCAGGGATTTTCTTTAGCTCTACATCATTAATCTGTAGTTTAAAAAATGAGGTGTTAAGAGGGAACAAACTCAACATAAGTTTCGCTGCTAATACATTCGTACCAGCAGAACCTTGGCTTTGCCAGGGTGTAGGCAGTCGCTCACCGTTTGCGTGTCCTTCTTCTGTTAGAAGGTACGGAAGCGTGAGCCTTGCACATGTGCGAGCTACATCTAAGAATTGTTCACGGTCTGACCTCAAGGCCTCGTATCGGGCCTGGGCATTTGCTTCCATTAGTAATTAGTTAATCGGGATGTACCACGGGTAGCTCGCCTTGACCGGGCCTGTGTCGACCTAGGGGTCCGCACAATTGCCATGTTGGTCTGAGCTCTTGTCATTTCTGGAGGCGGTGGGGCAGCAATACTCATCGGTGTGTTAGGAGCAGGTGCTGGCAGAAGTGGATCGTTCCGTACTTCAGGTTTCTGAACCATCGGCATACCCTGCTGCTTAGGCATATACACCGGCTGATCCATCATCTCTTCCATCAACTTCTGCTGAGCCTCTGCTGCTTCTTTTTGATCAGCTCGCGATTGGTCGTATTGCGCCTGAAGTTGATCCGATTGTTCATCGGCCTGTCTGTCGTAGATAAGAGTTTGTTCAGCACCCAAGGCTTGATCAAGTGCCCACTGGGTCCGATCTTTACGACCAATATTGCCTTCACGCATTTGCGTTCTGTAAGCATTATTGAATGTGCTTCGCGTGGATTCCTTTTCCCAGCGCTCGTTTAATAGCCACTCATCAATTCTACGTTTGTCTTTATCTTTTTTAACCTTATCAATTCCAAGAGCCTGTTGAGCTCGATAGATATCAGCATTAGAGGAAACACCCGCGTAGGGGTTCATCTTTTTTGGCTTTGGTGGCGATGGAGCGCTCATGATAATTTCGCGAGAATGTATTCCACAACCGAACGCTGACCAGCTCGATACATAATCGTTCTGTCTTCATCTCTGGGTGTGGGGTTGATTGGTGGATACATTTGCTCCAGCTCATCGACCAGAGCTTGGAGGTTGGATGAATTACCTGGAAGGATATTATCCATACTTAGGGAGGTTTATATTTGAGGTCTCAAAAAAGCTGGGCATTCTTGCTCTTTGCGTTTCAGCAAGTCCTGCAGCCTTGCCAGAGGCGTAGAGGCTGTCGCTTTGCTTAAGCCAGAAGTCTTTGTCAAGGTACTTGTCTTCATTGGTTGATAGGCCATCCATCACCCAAGACACGGTTGCCTTGCGGAGACGATTAAGGGCAGGGGTTGATACTTCTCCCAGGTCTTTTGCACACATAGCATGGAGAAGTACGTGGGTCTGTTCGTCTCGTGAGATATCGGCAGATATACTTCGCAAGAACATATCTCCGTTAAATCTGAACATTGGGAGAAGTACAAAAAAGACTGAACGCTCCAGAATCGCCGTCTTGAGGATTGGATGTGACGGATCGCTGAGCCAAGCTTTGCGTATATTTTGGGCTTCGCGTTCATACTTTGGGTTAGTCCCGTGAGCGTCAACGACAAAAGACAAAGCCAAATC